CTAAGGTGGTCACGGAACAAGGGGTCCATAAAGTCCCCTGCAAGTGATTTCCTTAGTGCCGGCAGTCCGTCAATCCCGTTGTTAGGAATGACAGCTCTTTTCACATGAGTAATGATCATCCATTGCTGGAGGTCACTATCCCATATGTCACCTTCCAAAATTCTCTGGAAGGTAATAGGAGCAACTGCCCCGACCCCATCCGGCACGACCTTATGGCCGTACCCGATAGATTGGAGTAAATCAAGAATAAACCTTGACGTCTTCCAATAACCTGCCTTATAAAGCAGGTTGGACGTTTCCATTAGTGAAATAATGGAAGACTGATCACCTCGGCTACGAGGAGGTTCTCTCTTTAGGCGAACAGGGGTAACCCATTCACCATCAAAGTAGTCGCCTCCGCAAGACTCCCGGAATTTACCATTCCAGAAGCTCTTAGAGGCATTCACTCTCAGACCATAGGTCTGTAGTGCCTCGATCGTAGCTTGCACCATGTCTATGGGGACAATTATATCATCTCCATAAACACGCACCTTCCCATGAAGATTGAATATGTCTCCACGGGACAGGGTTCCACCATGACTGCTCTGCAGTCCCACTAAGATAATCGTCAGAAAGGCGATTTCCTCAATAGGAAAGCAAAGAGCACTACCCATTGACGCAAACTTCCTAAGGGTTACTCTTTCACCATTAGGAAGGACAGCGACTGTAGATCTGCATGCCTGGATGGCATCCAAAAGGTCCGGCCAAGGCCGGAGCATTTCCACAATCAATGAATTGAGAACGCGATCGCTAGCCTCTGAAAGATCAAGGGTAGCGTACCCCTCACCGAGTGAGCCCTTACGGGCAAATTCTCGGTTCGGCTCTTGGTCACTAAACCCAACCAACGGGGAAGTGATCGGATCTGTTTCCAAGAGGGTTACCAGGTTACGCATAAGAGCCTGCTGCATGTATTGAACAGCAGTAGGTTCCATTGCAATAATCCTAGGCGTTTTCTGCGTCTTAGGAACAAGAGTCACCTCTACAGGTAACTCATCTTCCGGGCAAATTGAATCATAAGTCCAGGAAAGTGAATTAGCTGCCGACATGTTTGGCAACACATACTCCCCAAAGGGGAATACACTTTCCATCCGCTCGTGCCAGTAATTCAGCGCGAACTTTTGGTTACCTACAAGCTTATCAGCTGTAGAACCTGGACCATGAGCAGGATCCAACATAAACCGTGAAACAACCTGGTTCATGTGGTCAAAGACATCCCCAAAAAGGATACGTCCTTGGATGGCAAACCTAGAATAATCTTGGTCTGTCAATCTTGCCTCAACATCTGTGAGTTCAACTTCACAGTCAACATAACGCTTCAGGGCACGAGCCTTTCTGAGGTCCGTGCACTCTACCTCAATTTTCTTGAAGAAGAGTGTTAGCTGCCGGATAAAACCAACAGCTAAAGGAGAAGCGTCACATCGGATGAAACCGGTGTGCTTATCAAACACTAACTCTAGGAAACCCGACAAGAATGCCGGGAGACCACCTCTTCCCCTGAAAGATGGGAAAAGGTCGGGAGTTACCTGACCAAGCTCAAGGGCTCTTTCGAACCCAGAGCAATAGTCAGGGAGGGTGATCGTAAGAAACTGATCGCCCTCATGTTTGACACGATCTGAGACGGTTTTAATGTCTCGATCGATGCTGATGCAACACTCGCTAGCGCATTCACGCGCCAGCACCTGCCAGAGTTCCGTCAGGCTTTTCATCGTCACTCCTTGTGAAATGAAGAGCTGGCGAGTCCTCTAGCTTACCGTCCAATTAGGTACCCAATTGTAACACTGGTAAGAATCGTAAAGACTCCTACCAAGGTACCTGCAATGGAGAGCATCATCAAGCTTACGCTCTCTGACGCCCGCACCACCACTATATTTTCATCTAGTGGTGAATCGCAATGCCTCACGACTCCAGACCAAGAACCTTGGTCACGAAGCCGCTCACAGCGCAGTAGGCAAGAAAGCCTGCTGCAGCCTTCTGCACCTCAGTATCGGTAAAACCCGCCCCATTCAAGGGACGGTCGATAACGAGGTACACAGCCGCCGTGTAAGTCTTACTCACGTTGGCAATGAGGGGGTCAACCCCGACCTTGGAAAGGTCGAGGCGGACCAGGGAACGCTCACGGTCATTGACCGTGTGCGAAACCCTCAATGAAGTAGCACCATCACTGGTGGAATACTTCGATGCGAGGTTGCCCGTAGAAATACGGGGCATACTGTTGGCAACGCCGTCGATAGTGACGACCTGCGGGTCGGTAAGCATGGAACTCCTTAAGGTATGACTTTGAAGGCTGGTTGCACATCAAAGCATTTGTTATTTTGTTGTTATTTAATTAGAACGACAACTGAGAGATGCCCAGTGCCGCTAGGATCGCCTTCTGGCTCAGAGTAAGCCCATCATAGGCCACTCCAAACCCCAGAGGACTTGCACGTCTGCGTTGCTTCGTGATAGTTGAGGCCGTCCACATAGACTGATACGGAAGAAATACCCCATTAGTGGGGTGATTCCGCAAATAGTCTCTACGGACTTTGCCGTAGAAGGACCAAGTCCTTTCTACTCGAGTCTCAGCCATCACATACGCATAGTGCAAGGTGACTCCCTTTTTACCAAGATAAGACATATTGGTGAGAAGATCATCAAAGTTGATGACCCAATCAAGGAGCCATGAGAAAGGGAACAAGTTCCAAGCAGTATCAACTGTTGGAGCGACGCCAAAGGCTTCGGTGAATTCGCGCAATTTGTTAAAGGCCCCCTTAGAAACAGGAGGAACTTTAACTTGGTAACTTGCGACGAACCACATCTTGTTCTTGGTCTGAGTTTTCAGACTTCTTTCTCCAGGTTGAAACCACACAGCACCATTGATTGGCGGGTACGGATACCCGTTACCAAGATTAGTTGTTGTGGTTTGCGTACTACTGCCTAATTCTCTGCCTCTGCGAATCAGTCTACCGTTTTCACGGTTCCACTGGTCCACATAATCATCGTATCCCTTGGCCTGTTTTGTTATGGCTTGAAGGTCTGCAATGAGAGGTTGAATCCCGAATGTGTAATTCAGGAATTCTCCCCCGGCAGAGTTTAAACCTCCTTGAGTAAGGGCTTGCGCCCCGATCATAGAGGGAAGGCGTTCCCGAAGTTCGCCCAAGGAAAGGGCGAGACTCACTTCAGGAACGGATGGGAGCGTTTCCGCTATCCCATGAGATCCGGCGCTAAATAGCGCGGTTACATCCGGAACTCCAACGTCACCCAACGTAGCTTTTGAGCTAGTGCGAGGATTCCTCGCTATGTCCGCACAATCAACATGCGGCCACAAGGGTCCATCATACCACTGATACCCACCACCTAAATCCGATGTAAGTTTAACCGGAGGGGGCGGAATGGGAACAACGTCTTGTCTTGTATAGAAAGACGTTCCGTAGTCAAAACGAGAAGTATTCTTCTCAAGACCACGGCGGTGATATTTACGATCCAAGTAACGGGCACCGAAATAACCACTTCGGTAATCCACAGTATCTCTACGCCTTCCTGAATAATACAGGAGATTGTATTGAGTTGTGGGCTCGCCTTGGGCTCGTATCTGGGATTCCTCCTTGAAATCGCGTCGCCTTCGGTAGTATTGACTTCTACTTCCGGTAACGCCATTCATGTAGGTATCGACGATTGCCATAGTACTAACCTGCTCTGGTAGAAAGTGATGCAATCAGCTGCTGCC